TTGGCTGAGGGAATGGCTGATCAACTACACACACGAATCGTTCGAGGAATGCATCATCGATAATAGATGCTGCAGTGAATCGACCATCGTCTGATCCACGACCTTTAGTATTCGCGGTTGCAATGACGTTGAATCCATCAGCAGGTCGAACCACTTCTCCAGTTTTCTTAAGGAGAATTGGATTGCCTTCGAGCACACCTTGAAGACACATGATCTTGTTGGTGGAACGATCGATCTCGTCAATCAAGAGGATGCAACCTCGTTCCATTGCCTTTACGACTGGACCTTTTTGGAAAACGGTTTCTCCATCAATAAGACGGAAGCCACCAATTAGGTCGTCCTCATCAGTTTCTGGAGAGATTTGAACTCGTACGAATTCGCGTTTGGCTTTCGCACAGGCTTGTTCAACCATCATGGTTTTGCCGTTGCCTGAGAGGCCAGAAATATATGTTGGAAAGAACATGCCAGACTTGATAATCTTCATGATGTCGTTATACTCTCCCCACTTGATGTATGTAGGATCTACTGTAGGTACATACACCTCGTCACTTGAGACAGATGATACGCCGCGTAGAGCTACTTTGTTCTCAATGATGCTGCTCGCGATTGGAGCTTGGATTGGAGCTTGGATTGGAACAGCGTCAACTGAGTATATACCGCGTTTTACACGATGGAGCGTATTTAGTGCTTTAAAAATATCCCTGTCTTCCATGCCAGCATTTTGGCCGATGGTGAGGATTTCTTGGCGAGTAAAAGAGGTCTTACCGGTCCCCTTGAGCGTTTCTGTGAGTTTTTCTTTTGTCATAATCTTTAGTGGTTGGTTATAGATCTATTATACCATATTTGAGGTATATTGTAAATGGTTTTATGTTCTTGGCTATCAGTAACTTGTGTAATTTGATATAAAGGCTGCTCGAAAATTGAGAAATTAGGCAATTGTTTCAGCAAACTTTGTCATGATAATGCGGTTTTGGCGATTCTTGATATTGTGTTTCGCGAATTCACGAGCTAACTTGGATTGTTCACCGCGGTTGTCAGATAGAGATTTGTCAGTATTTGGCTTATAGGCGAACTCCTCATCTTTGATCTTGATATCTGAATTGAGAAGGAAGTACGAATCATAGCCAAAGCAGTTGAGTGCATTGAAGAAGCCATCCTTACCATATTGCTTTATCCACTTTTTGGTGGTTTCGCTGTAGTGCAGTGCTTTTGCAGATGAGAATGCCATAGCTCGAAGGTGATTTACAGCTGTTGCTTTACGTGAGGGTAAGTACCATCCAATAGTTGTTGCTCCAGTGATATCACCTAACATCTTGGTGAATACTGGTGTTTGTCCATTTCGTGGAAGACTATATTGCTTTCCTCCAACAATTGTTGTAAATGATGGTGCGCAATAACGAACATTAGCAGGGAAGCACGAGTGCGATTCACCATCAGTGAGGAAAATCACATTTGTCTTTTGGACACCGTGCTTTTTGTTGAACTTCTTTACCACGTGATGTGCTGCTATAAGTGCAGCGTCTAATGGTGTACCGCCGAGGTGCTCGAACGGTGATAGACCATGTTGAGAGAATGAGCCGACATTTGAGAAGGAGATCTGATTGACTACTTGATCAAACGCTATTTTGTATTCGGCTTTTGACATATCGCTTGAGAACAAGTTAGCGAGAACTAGATTCTTCATATCAAATTCATATTCAGACTGTCCTATATCCTTGTTGTCAAGAGAGTAGTTAGAAGTGAATGAATAGACTTCGAATGGAATACCAACCTTCTTGCAAAAGTGTACCAAATTGAGTGTATGCTCAAGGACGTCTCTGAGTACGTGACTCATTGAGCCAGAGTAGTCAATAAAGAAGATCATTCCGTGGCTTTTAGCATCTGCCAACTTCATCGTTGTTTGGAAGATTTGATCATCGTACTTGTACTTATGCAAGTTGTTGACATCCAAAGATCCACGACGAGATTCTTGTGCTCTTGAGTATTGGTATGAAGCCTTACGACGTTCGAACTCGCGGACGAGAACTCCAACTTTCTTATTAAGATTCTTCTTAAATTCGATTGAGCGAGTCGCGACCAATTCTAAATATTCTTGATCATACGATTCAGGATCTCCGCTTGTGTCTGATCGTTGTGAAAGCACCGACTTATATGGGATGATGTGCTTTTCGACAGTGGTCTTTGTAGGCCATAGACAAATTGCTGGAGTACGATTGCGACCGTACATATCAGTTTCTTGTTCTTCAATCGCATTTTCATCAAAAGACTTCATAGTCTCAGATTGATTAGTGAGATCGATATCCTCACCGTTTGAGTCAGATTTCTCAGATGCACCTTCACTTGCTGATGGTGCTGCTGAATCAGGTTCTTGATTAGACTGTACTGTTTCAGTTTCTTCAGTAGAGCCATCGTCTTCTAATGCATCGATAACATCTTGAGTAAAAGATTCTTCACCGTCGTCTTCAACATTATCAGCACCAAAGTCGTCTGAGGACTCGTTTGGTGACTCGTCCATTGGAGCGTCTTCAGTAGTTTCGTCGCTATCACCTTTAGATTGTTCTTCTTCAGTTGATTGCTCGTCCTCGTCTTGAGGCTGTTCCTCTTTCTTCTGATCATTCATAAACTTCTTCACTTCGTGATAGAGCTTAACAACATCGTCAAAGGTTTCGGCTTGAAGGCAGCGATTAAAAATGTCTTCCTCAATAGCGTTAAGAGGAACATCAACAAATGGTCCGACTTTAGCACGAAGATTTAAGCGATCTAAGAATGATAGTGCTGCAATATCCTTATCAGCTGTGCCAAAGAAGTCAGCTTCAACGAGTTGCTTATATGCACCGTTGAAAATACGAGGCATACCAGCATACTTCATCTTGATTAGACGCTCGATACGAATGTCTTCGATGATGTTTAGAATATCGAAATTGCCACGACCTTCTTCCTCGATGAACTTTTCAAATTCTGCGTGGTCTGTATAAAGAGCATGTGAGACTTCGTGGCCTACAAGCATGTCATACACAACCTTACCTTTGTCTTTCCAAACTGGAAGGCCAAGCACACGATTCTTAACGTCGAAGTATGCGGTTGATAAGGACTTGCTGTGAGTGACAGTAATGTTCTCAGTAGCCAATAGCTTGGCCAAGGAGGACTGGTTCTGAAGGTCGAGTATTTTTTCCATAACTTATTTGATTCTAGATCTATTATACTATATTTGAGCACATATGTACACAAATCTATATACCTGAATATCAATCACTTATGCACTTTGACCTGTAGACCGTGCAAAAATTGTAAAATTAGGGCAAATCTAGAGCCCTTGACGCCTGGAGAATGATAGAATCAAAGGTACCATACCTTATATTGAAGCCATATTCGGCTTTAAACGCTGGCGCAAGGGTTTTCTTGAAATAGGATTCGAAGATCTGGCTATCTAACTGCTGTGGATCATCTTGCGCGCGCGTGCTCGCGAGCGCGATTATATTATTAGCAACATCTTTTTTGTAGTTATCCATCTTTCTTGACTTGGCTGAAGTTGTTTACCTTCTCGAATTCGATCTTACGAGGGAACTTTCCATCGAGAACATCCTTCTTGTGAGATATGATAAAGACATTTGAGTCTTTCTTAAGGCTATATAGAATCTTAAGGAGGTTGTCTACTCCATCGACATCGAGAGACGAGTCGAATGTTTCATCAAGAATCAAGAGATTCGTGTTAGTAGAATTCTTTAGTTTAGCGATATGTCGCCATGCAAAGAGTAATGCCAAATCGATTCGCGACTTTTCACCTTCTGAGAAAGAAGCATAACTAAACTCATCACGGTGGCGAGATCTAATCGTTTCGTTAAATGACTCATCTAAATCAAACTTTACGAAGAAGTCAAGAATGTTGAGATACTTATTGATTAGATTATTCATTATCGGAAGATACTGACGAATGATCTTAGTCTTAATTCCAGTATCTTTTAACAGTTCACCAATAGCATCGTAATATGAACGAGTCTCGAGATGTTTAGACTTACTATCAAGTGTATCGCTATAGTGTGTCTTTCGAGTATCAAGTTCAAGAGCAGCTGCAGCAGTATCAGTAAGCTCGTCTGTTATATCGTTCTCCTTTTGAAGATCGGTGATTTGTGCTTGTAGATTGCCTATGAGCCTTTGATTCGAACTAATATCAGATTGTATGCTTTGAACTTCAGAATGATTAGCTCGAATAACACTAAGCTTTTCTGAGGCATCTGCGATATTGATATCTAATTCCTTTAGACCATCACTTAACGCTTTTGCTGTAACTGAAGCTTCGTCATGTTTATTCGCCTTTAATTCTAAAGAGATATCCTGCTCACATGTTGGGCATGAGTTATTTGTTTCATAAAATCTTGCGTGCTTTACAACATCGCTAATCTTTGAATTGATTTGGATCTTATACTCTGTCAGCTTATCTAGTTTAGATTGAGCCTTCTCTAGTTTAGATATCAGTGGACGAAGTTGTTCTGTATAACTATCATTCAACGATGCATTACGTTTTTCAAGTAGTTCGATCTCCGACTGGAGAGAATCGATCTTCTTCGACGCCTTTGTTGAACGTTGGATATCAATATTCTGAAGATCACTAATATGTTTAGATTGTAATGTGATCTGTTCTTTAATGATATTCAATTGATTATCAGTATCGAGAAGATCACTCTTTAGTTTAGAGAAACGCTCTTTAGTGAGCATATTCATTTTTGTAAAGATGCCAATGTCTAATAGATCTTCGATCACACTACGACGTTGATACGATGGAAGCTGCATAAAGGGAATGAAGTTTCCCGATCCTAATACAACTACTTGGTGAAACGATCGATGGTTCAGTTTGAGAATGTTCATCTCTAGCACCTTCTGATAATCACGTGAGTGAGACTCTTGATTGAGCATCACATCGTTATGATAGATCTCAAAGATGTTTGGCTTCATACCACGAATTACACGATACCTGTTTGAACCAAGAGAGAACTTAACTTCTACTAGCAACTGCTTATTGTTAATGCTGTTGACTAACTGAGGTCGATTAATGTTTCGGTGTGGCTTTCCAAATAGTGCATACGAAATAGCATCAAGCATTGTAGATTTGCCAGCACCATTTGCACCTACTACTAGAGTGGCACTATCCTTATTCAACTCAATGACTGTTGGCTTATCGCCAGTTGATAGGAAGTTTTTATATGATATAGATTCAAAGAGTAACATTATATAGATTCAAGCTGTTGTGCTTCGACGAATAATTCTTGTAGCATGGTTTTTAGTTTATCAGAGTCGAGATCTGTTTCTATAGAGTCAACATAGGTATTAAGCAATGTCGGTGTATCGGTTGTTGATATATCGTCATCATTAACATTTTCACCAGTGTATTCTTCGAATGTTTCAACGATTTTTACTTCGAAGGGTTCATACGATTGAAGGCGATCAATAAACTTGTCAAACTCATATAGGTCTTTTTTAGATACTACTACAACTTTAACATAAGATCCTCTAATCTCATCACGCGTAATAGCCTCTGTCTCTGTACCATTATATCTTATTCTGCGAAAAAGTAAATACTTATTTCTCACTGGAGTCAACTCACGTGTATCAGTGTCTAATACGTGGAAGTACTTAGGATCACCAGCATCAGACCACGTCAATTCCATCTGTGTGCCAAGGTAGTGTATGTTGCCTTGTGTCGATTTGGTATGATAGTGACCAGATAGAACCATCTCATAGCGAGAAAACAAACTTGAGTTTAAACCATGAGATGCTACTGGCAATCCTTTGCCCATTATAAATCCCTGTAGTTCTAAGTGCGAAAGAATGACAGGCGATTTTGAAGTCGCGATGAACTTTGTACATTCGTCATAATTATCTTGTGTCATCCATGGGAGGAATCCTATACTCAGTCCATCAAAGTCTTTATCAATTGGATTCATGTGGATGTGCACACGATCAGAATACTGACCAAGAACTTGTTCTAACGAATTGAGTTCATTGGTGTTCTTATAGTATACGTCATGATTGCCGGGAACAATATCCATCGTCATGTCATACTCATAGAGTTTTGAAATGAAGGCATCGAATGAATGCTGCATGACTTTATAGTTGACGAACTTTCTATGATCAAAGTAGTCGCCACAGTGCAGCACATGTTTGATATCATGTTCTAGACAATATGGAAAGAATACTTCAGAAAAGAACTTACTTGAATAATCCAAGAAGATCTGTGAACCGTTCTTTACACCAAAATGCGTATCATTTAAGATTGCTAACTTACTCATAATATAAAATGCCTCTAAAAGAAGAGTTCAATTCCACCTGTATTATCCTTTGTCTTTCGTTCTTTCTTTTTCAGCTCTTTGCCGAAATCCTTAATAGCGTTATCTTTCTCTCTAATTCGCATAGACTTGTTTCTAATAGCATCAACAATGTTGTCTGAACTAGCAGCACTGCCATGAGAACCAAAGTCAGCAAATGCATCTGCACCAGCATAAGTGATATAACGCTCTTTGATGTCTTGCTGCTTTTTCTCCTTTGCGATACGACGAAGGAAAGCAAAGTACGTGATTTGAGTGAAGTAAGCAAAAGCATTTGGCAATCCAGTACGAGTTGCCTTTTCAACATCGTAATTCATAATAGCCTTCACACAATTCGCTGCTGCATCCATCACCATCTCTTCACGATATGTATAACCGATGAAGTTTGGTTTATGAGATAGACCATTACATATCTTTAAGAAACATTCACCAATATAGTTTGTTATCGTTGGTTCCTTAGAACCAGCTTCACGGGCTTCGTTAACACTACATACATAATCAACTACAGCTTGTGAGAATTCTTTATTGTTTACGTAATGCTCTTTGGCACGGCGTACTCTCTTCGTCTTAGGATTCATTTTCATAATATATATTATACCATATAATCGCTGATAAGTAAATACTTAATGTTATATCAGTAAGTACAGCATTTAAGGGTTTACAACTCTGCCAATTGTTGTTATAATTGGATTTATCAAAAACAAACAACCACAGAGATGTCTATTAATTATAATCTAATCTATTTGGTTTCTCTAATTTCTTAAAGAATTTATCCAATGAATCTAGATTATCAACTTGATCATTATCATTATCATCTTCTTTGTTATACATCGCTTTCAATATATTATCATACGTAATATACTTATAATAGTATTCTGATATTAACTTGGTAGTTTCACTTCTAGCTATAATGTTGTTAGCGTTCAACTCAATACACGTATCATCATCACCTATTACCCATGGGATTAACTTGCAACCTTCTGGACTTCTGATCAGTTCTAAAGGATTGGAAACGTAGATCACTGAGTTCTCTTCACTTATGTCAACCTCTTCGGCAATCAGATAAGTGCCATCGACCAGTCTGTAGGTAATTAGGAATTCATCATCATCGTAGTTCATCATATCATAGGTACCTCGTGTATAGTGTATTTGAATCGCTCTTTAGCATATATTCTAATTCTATTTATAGCATGGTTATGTGTATAGTTTTTATGCTTCTTCCAACACATATCATCTGCTAAATCATAGACAATAGTAGGTTGTCCGCTATCAGACTTTCTTAACCCTCTTCCAATTGACTGAAGAACTCTAATTTGAGATTTAGTAGGAGCAGCGAATATGATATTATGAAGATTCTTAATATTGATACCAGTACTGAATGTACCCATTGACGCTACGATGATAGCGCCATTCTCCTTTTCTGTCAGCTCTCTGATTCGTTCTCGTTCCTCGGCATTCACAGCACCTGACACAAAGAAGACATTTCCTTTAGTGGACTTATCCTTTATCATGTTGTATAGAATCTTACCATGCTTATTAACCAAATTGTACAAGACAAGTGTATTACCGCTTTGGTCGAGAGCAAGATTAGTAATGAACTTATTACGATTTTCGTAACCTACAATACAATCAATCTCTTCATGATAGGTTGCTTTCGCCATTGCTTTCTTCATTGCGTCTGGATATTTCAGCACTAAGCACTGTATATTCAGATCTGCCAATGTGTCTTCGTCCATCAACTTCTTTGTGCTCGTTACTTTATATGTTGGACCAAAGCTTCCTTCAA